TTTAGGGGAAAAACATCTTTGGGATAGAATGATAGGGGTATTTACTAATGGTTTAAAGTTAAACCCTACCATATATGACTATGCAGAAATTACAAAGTATATGGGTGCTTATGCTGATTCAGACATAAGTATAATTCCTTTAGTAGAAAACAAATTTGGTTCAATGAAATCTAATTTAAAGGTATTAGAAACTGCTACAAAGAAAAACCCGGCAATTGTTAGTAATGTTCATCCATATAAAAATATGCCTGTTTGCTATGTAAATAAACAAACGGATTGGTACAAGTGGATTAAGCTATTGACCTTTGATGAAGCAGCAAGGATAGAATACGGACAGAAACTTTTTGAATTTTGTGACAAGGAGTTTAACTTTGAGGCAATAAATAATAAAAGATTTGCTATATATAATAAACTAATAGGTAATGAAGAATCACACTAAAATATATTTGAACCATTTTGGTTACACAGGTGAGGATTTTATACCTTGTGAAACTTGTGGAGCAAGGGCAGTAGATATTCATCATATTGAAGCAAGGGGAATGGGGGGAACAAAAAAAGGAGATACAATAGAAAACCTTATGGCATTATGCAGAGAGCATCATTTACAATATGGGGATAAAAAACAATATATAGAATTTTTAAAACAAAAACATAAAGAAAAACTAGGATGATTATAATACCTGCACAAATAGAAAACTTAACATCTAGAAAAGATAAAACAATTAAGGTAACATTTGGCACACAAGAAATGTCACCAAATGATGCAGCACAGGTATTCCAACTTAATCAAAGATTTTGTTATATAGCAATAAAAGAAGAGTCTTTTCAACAAGACGAATTAGATAATATTGATAGTATTAAAACAGATTTGGAATATAATAAAACACCATCGCAAAGATTAAGAGGTATTTTATATATAAATTACCAACAAGATGCGGAAGGATTTAAAGACTTTATGACTTATTATATTTCTAAAATGGAAAAACTTTGCGATCATTTTAAATCAAAAATAGATAAATAATATGTCACAATTTCCTTATAAAGAAGCGCAATGGCAAAAAGGGGTTTCTGGTAATCCTAATGGCAGACCTAAAAAAATGGTAAGTTTATTAGTAGATCATGGTTATAAATTATCGGAGATTAATGATACCATGCAAAATTTAATGGCAATGACTGAAGAGCAATTAAAGTCTATTCAGGATGATACATTAGCAACAGCATTAGAGCGAACTATATCTAAAGCTATTATAAACTCAATGAATAAAGGAAGTCTATATTCAATAGAAACTTTATTAACTAGAGTGTATGGCAAACCTAAAGAGCAAATGGATATTAAATCAGATAATAAAATTGAGGTTATATTTGTAGATGGTAAAACCATACTTTAAAATAAAACATATGAAAACTACAAAACCAAATGATTCAGCAACAGTATTCGGATTAACAAAGCGTGAATATTTTGCTTCATTAGCAATGCAATCTATTTTAACAAGTGGAATGCAAACAGATTTAGTATTTGTCTCACATTATTCTGTTGAATATGCTGATGCTCTTATTAAAGCATTAAATGAAAGTAATTAATGCAAATATTCTTACCTAACCCACACGCAAACCAACAGAAGATACTAGAATGCGACAAGCGTTTTAGAGTGGTGATGTGTGGCAGAAGATTTGGTAAGTCAGAATTGTCACAGATACTTTCAGTTACATATGCGGTTAAAGGCTATTCAGTTGCTTATATTACCCCTACTTATGGGTTGGCAAAGGTTTTCTTCAGTAAGCTAACAGAGAGTCTAGAATTGCCTAAAAACAAATCAGACCTTAAGATTGATTTCCCTAATGGTGGACAGATAGAATTCTTTACAGGTGAAAGATTAGATAATTTAAGAGGTCGCAAGTTTCATTTGGTTATAATAGACGAGGCTTCCTACATACCAGATTTAGAATCAGGATGGCAAAATAGTATAAGACCGACCTTAACAGATTACAAAGGCAAAGCAATATTTCTTTCCACACCTAGGGGTAAAAATTACTTCTATAGTTTGTTTATGAAGCAAGGGGAAAATGATTGGGCTTCCTTTAAATTTAGTAGTTATGACAATCCTTTTATTGACAAAGGTGAAATAGACGAAGCACGTATGCAATTGCCAGAGGTTGTATTTGAACAGGAATACATGGCAAACCCAAGCGAAAACAGTGCAAACCCATTTGGTAATAAGTTTATACAAAATTGTATTAGGCCCATCAGCTCCAAACCAATAGTTAGTTTTGGAATAGATCTAGCAAAGTCTTACGATCATACAGTAATAATAGGATTGGATAATAGCGGTAATGTTGCTTATTTGGACCGCTACCAAATGGATTGGTATAACACCAGAGAAAATATAAAAAGATTGCCAACGTGCCCTATTTTAATAGATAGCACAGGCGTAGGAGATCCTATACTAGAAGATTTAAAAAGGGATGGTATTAATATAGAAGGTCTAAAGTTTACAAGTTCCAGTAAACAGCAACTAATGGAGGGCTTATCTAATGCAATACAACAGGGTAAGATCGGTTTTCCGGAGGGTGTTATAGTTGACGAATTACAAATCTTTGAATATCAGTTTACTGCAAACGGGGTTAAGTATTCTGCACCAAGCGGCTTTCATGATGATTGTGTAATGGCATTAGCTTTGGCTTGGAACAATTTTAATTTAAAAAGAGGCACAGGACGTTATTCATTAATTTAACGTTTCTTTAAGAAAAAAGGTCTATGTTGTGATGTTTGTATGTATATAAGTTGTATATTTGTGTATACAAAAACAAACAAACTATGGAACAATTCAATTACAACGACGGCGGACGTTATCAAGCAGGTTACAAAGGAACAACCGGTGATTGTGTATGCAGAGCAATTTGTATAGCAACAGGTAAACCTTATCAAGAAGTTTATGAAGTACTTGCTAATGGCAATGCTACACAACGCAAAGGCAAAAGGGAAGGAAATAAAGCAGGTAAAAAAACTGCAGCACACGGTATTAGTACCAAACGTGATTGGTTTAAAAAGTACATGAATTCACTAGGATTTAATTGGACCCCAACAATGTTAATTGGTAGCGGATGTAAGGTACATTTAAAAGCGGATGAATTACCAAAAGGTATTATTATATGCGCAGTTAGTAAACATTGGGTAGCAGTTCTTAATGGGGTTATTAATGATACCTATGATTGTTCAAGAGGTGGCACAAGATGTGTATATGGGTATTACTCTAAATAAATAAATTATATGAAACAAAGACAATACAAAATAGAGGCAGTAATAATTTTAGTAGTAGCATTTTTAATAACAGCATACTTACAAAATATTTAAACATACTATCCCTGCTAATTAAATTAATAATCGTTAGTGGGTTATCCCGATAGGGGCAGGGATATTTTAAAACTAAAACAAATGCCAGATATAACAATGTGTAAAGGACAAGTAGATAATATTACTTGCCCTTACAAGGATAACTGTTACAGATACAATGCAAAACCAGATATATACCAAAGTTATTTTGTAGGTCTACCATTAGAAAATAATAAATGCGATTTCTATTGGGGTGACAATGGGAAAGATATTTGGAATCAATTGGAGGAAATAATTAAAATAAATAACAAATGAAAACTGCAATGCAAGAATTAATTGATTTAATAAAAACTTTAAATAAAGAGTTGTTTGCTACTATGCATAATAAGGGTATAATAAAAAATGCACTTGAAAAAGAAAAAGAAAATATAATAAATACTTATTGGGCAGCATATAAGGAAGGTATGTATAGTAGTGATAAAACTGCACAAGAATATTATATTGAAACATTTTTAAATAAATAATATATGAAAGCAATAATTGGAATTACAATTGAATTAACAAGATTAATATTAGGTACATTATTAGGTATTGTATTACTAATAATAGTTGTATCTTTATGTAAATTTAAAGAACTAACAAAATGAATATACTAGAAAAAGCAAATGAAATAGTAAACAAACGATCAGAAGAGAAAGAACGAGAGTATGGTCCGTTTAGTTTATGTAATAAAAAAGCTGCTATAATTGCATCTGTACTTTCTAATAAAGAAATTACAACACTTGATATTTATAATTTTAAAATTCCATTAAAGTTAGCTAGAGAACGTCATTCTCATAAACAAGATAACTTATTAGATGTTGCAGCTTATGTAGGTGCATTAAATAACTACCAAGAGAATATAAAATTTGATAATGATATAACAATTAGTAATGAATAAGAAGTTAAAACAAATTATAAAACAATTTTTAATATATAATACTGTTTCAAATAATACGGAATGGCAATCTATTAAAATAAATGAAAACAATCCGATGGTTTCATTAAATAATATATTTTTTACTATTGATAATATACAAGATCTAAATCAAGATATGCCTTGGTCTGAGGATCATTTTAAAGAAAGAATTAATGGTCAACCAATTAATCCAGGTAATGAATACAAGAATTGGCCTTATTATAAATCATTAGATAATGATGATCTATTTAGATCGGGCGGTAAGTTTAGTCATAACTATATGGAAAGGTATTGGTGTAAAGGCTTTAAAGGTATTAGATTTGACTACGGTGATTTAAATGATATAATAGAAAGACTTAAAATAAATACATATACAAGACAAGCATTCCTATCTGTTTGGCATCCAGAAGATCAATCTAATCATGGCGAACGTGTTCCATGTACAATTG